CTCACGGCGCAGTGGCGGGATTACGGTCCGAGGACCGGGTGCCCATTAAATGGGACCCAGCACTCAGAGCCAATCCATGTCCAGGTCCTCCTCGAGGAAGTCCCTGGCCAGGACCGCCACCACGGTACCCGTGAGATCTACTTTGTCATCGCTTAACACGACGTCCTTGAAAAGAGCGATAACATCGCTAGCGAGAAGATGATACCGCTCCCAGCAAAAAGCAACGAAGTCACCATCGCTAATAAATTCTTTTTCAAGAATCTTCTTAGTAATATTTTTGAGCGTGACCCCGGCACTCCGAGCATTCCAAGAGATATCAACTTCAATGCGCCCGAAATCTTTAGAAACCAGATAACCGAACTCATATTTAAATCTTTCCAAAAACAAATCGCGTAAGCTGGGTATAAACCTGAACTCATAGGCATAACCAACGGACTTGCCAGCCATGTACGCGTGATCCGAAAGAGCTTCGTTTCGATTCGCGCGCATATTGAACCTACCCAAGGACTTGCCTAATATGGGGACCGTGAGGTGCCGGCCATAGAAAGTAGGAACAAAAAGTTTGCTGAGGAACGTGGCAGTGTACAAACAATCATGTCTCTTAACCTTGGCTTCCATTTGAGCATCAGAAGCCACGGATTCGTAGACCTTGACCGCGTACTTGCACGACCCGCGGATGGCGGCCAGCATATCGTCGCCCATGAGCATCGCACGGCAAGTTTTAACGCCACACTTTCGAAGGAATGACCACAAAATGCAGCCATTCCAAAAAGTGTTGCGGAATGTAGTGTCAGTAGCGCCAGTTGGCAATTGATTCTCCAAAGATGCTGAGATTCCCTGTTTCCTTGACTTAACTGTGAACTTATTAGACTTCAGGTGAAGCCTAATAAACCACTCAGGGGCACCCAACATCCTCATCAAAGCAATTTCCAAAAGCATAACGTCGCTACATTGAAACTTATCGTTTGAACTGAAATCAGCCTCCAGCCAGAATTCATCCTCATGTTGTCTTTCGAGGTGATTGGTGTAATGAAGTGGAGTCTTTTTGTAACTCGTTCTAAACTGCCATTGGCCGTCCATGCCATTAAGGCAAAAGTCTAATCTGCGCATGAGCTCATTAAAAATGGGCCCAGAAATAACATTGTACAGATCAGTGCCTTTGAAAATGACACGAGGCGCCCAATTTGGTTTATGGCGAATTAACAAAGCTTCTACCTTCACAAAAATGTCTTTGTGTGAATAATCTTTCAACTCTGCAAAGGGCAGGGTTTCAAGG